TTGAGGATGAAGAAAAAGCCAAGGAAAAAGCTCGTGAATGGTACTTATCTTACATTGATAAATTGAGGGAAAGATATGGCTAAAGAATACGCTATAGGCGAGACGTTTCGTCAAGGGAAAGTTAATCTAAAGGTTTGCAAGGGACTTTGTACTGACTGCTATTTCTTTAGTAGACCTAAAGGAGAATGCGCAAATATGGCTTGTTTGGATTTCCAAAGAGAAGATAATCAAGATGTAATATTTTTAGAAGTGAAGGAGGAATAGAAATGAGTTGGGGAATGAACGTCAGGCAAACCAATGATAACGGAGAGAACACCGTTATTGAGGTCTGGTTCCATGATAATTTTATAGCCTTTCATTATCATGGATGGATAGACAAAACGCAAAGGAAGATAGCGGAGAAATGTACACGTCACCGTTATATATGGGGTAAGTACTATGTCGCAATGGAGACAATCCTACCCTTCTATGCAGTGAGAAAGTTTCTAATAACACCAAAATGCTGGATTAACTTTATTAAGTGGTTTTATAGGGCTTGGAAATACAATAGGAGGATAAAGCATGAAGAAAATAATGTTCAATGATCGATTTAACCTAACCAAGTTAGTCCTTGAAGGTAGAAAGACACAGACAAGGAGACTTGAACTCGACTGCAATACAAGATTTTATCTTTATAACTATGAGGGTTCATATCCGAAAATAGAGGATAATAAGATTTGTATTTATTCCGATGACGGTTATCTCCTTGCCTCTAAAAATACTCGGTATAAAATCGGAGAAGAGGTTGCCATAGCGCAAAGTTATAAAGAACTCGGATATGACGCTGATGCTCTTGACAGAAGCCCTAAAGATTGGAAAGTGATTAGGGGTACCTTGGGGGAATCTAAAGGATGGAACAATAAGATGTTTGTCCGTGCGGAAGCTTGCAAACACCATATCCGTATTACTAATATCAAAGTTGAGAGATTACAGGATATATCCAACGAGGACTGTTTGAATGAGGGAATAACGATGACTATGCACAAATCCGCCGACGGAGAATGGGGAAGATATTATTGGCATCATGGAGTTACACGTTCTAATTGCCCTCATGGACAGTACAAGGAATATGATACTCCATTAGAGGCTTTTTCTTCATTGGTAGATTGCGTGTCTGGTAAAGGAACGTGGAAATCGAATCCTTGGGTGTTTGCTTATGAATTTAAACTGATAGATTAATATGATAACGGAAGGGAAATTATTATTAGCGGCTGTGCTGTATCTGCTGCTTATATTTACCGTTTCAGGTATTATTTATTCGTTAAGGTTCCGATGGTATAAAACGCATAGCAACTTGTCCGATTATGGAATCCGACAGATGCTTGATTTCGGAAATTATTTAATGTATTCGTTTATAGGTGCCACAATAATAATGTTTATTGTTGGTGTAGTAATGAAAATTATAGAACTATATAATGTGCCAATTAAGTAAAAAATATTCTATGAACCTACCTGTTTAGATTCGAAAACGGGATAAATGTAATATTAATGCCAAGTTTTAAATGATATGAATCAGATTTGCACAAATAAATCACAATCATCCCGGCTATTAGAGGCCGGGGTGAGACCGGAGACGGCGGACATGTATCTTGACGAGTTCGAATTGCCGGTAGCATTTGAATATGGACGGATAGTTGGACATATGGATCAATACAAGACATCCCCTGCTTGGTCTCTATCCAATCTAATCGGGATGATGCCTAAATCATACCAAGATGATATTGACGGAATGGTTTATTACCTATCCGGAAATTTCGTCGAGTTCATGTACGCATCGGACGAGATCGAGGACGAGGAAGGTGACAAGACTTACACTTGCGCAAATTCCTTTAACAAAGAGAACCTGATAGATAATGTAATTGACGCTATTGGGTGGCTCATAAGAGAAGGGCATCTTGATAAGAAATACCTAACATATAAATGCGGAGACTGCAAACTTATCGAGGATGAAGACGCAAACGGGGAAGCTTGGTGTTCATTTCACCAAAAGCCGGTAAGATGCTACAGCGAGGCTTGTGAGGATATATTAGAGAAAGGAGGATCAAATAATGCGTGAGATAAAGTTCAGAGGGAAGAGAGTCAATGGAGGTGAATGGGTGAAAAGCATGACCATTTCGCATGGAACCATTGAAAGGAAAATGAGCAAAGTCTTTTTTGAGATCAATCCCGGTAAATGGGTTGGTATCATCCCTAATACCATAGGCCAGTTCACAGGCCTAAAAGACAAGAGCGGAAAGGAGATTTACGAGGGAGATTTAATAAAAGCCCCAAGCGGACGTATTTATGCCGTTATATTCTCAACATGGAAACATGAAGAGAAAAGAGAGTTTCCAAAAGTAATTGACCTGTACGAACACACTGGATGGTGTATCTCATTAGATGGAATCAATCCATGTGAATTGCTAGATTCGGAGGTGTGCCAAGGAAGTATCATTGGGAATGTTTATGACAACCCCAAACTACTGAAAGGAGGATCAAATGATTAAGACGATACTACCCGCAGTCATTATGCTTTCAGTAATATTCATATTATCCTCCGGAATGACTATCCAGTTCAAGCCATTCCATATATCTTTTACACAGCCTTTCTTCGGCCTAGGATTCATATTGATGATAATAGGATTTATGTTATGCTTAGGTTCTTTTTATTTCAAGGGCCGTGATAGTATGGGATATAACAAGGGGTTTGAAGCAGGATGCGAATATGTGATAGGTTTAATTAAAAAAGAAAATAAATATGAGCAAGATTGATTTCAACGCACTCCGTGACCGTGCGTACAAATGCGCATGCGATCACGGGTTTCATAACACGGAGTTGAGCAATGGGCATCTTCTGATGCTAGTGATAACAGAGCTTTCGGAAGCCGTGGAAGCGGATAGGAAAGGGAAATATTTCAAAGGTATATCGACTTTTGAGCGTGAGTTTAACCGTTATTCCGCTTTAGTTGATGAAAACAAACGTTTTGAATGCGCATTTGAGAAATATGTCAAGGATACGGTATCTGATGAAATGGCCGATGCGGTTATCCGTTTGCTAGACCTTGCCGGATTGATAGATATCAGCCTTGAAGATATATACGATTTCATGGAAGAACCGGAATATAAAGATTGGGATGATGCTTTAAAGGAAATGTCTTTTACTGAGAGGATGTTCTTTTTGACATCTATCCTAACCGAGGATAGAGATATAGCCGAAGTTATCAAGGCTTCGATCGTAGTTATATTTCTTAATGCGGACTTACTGTATGTAGATTTCTTATGGCACATCGAGCAGAAAATGAGATACAACGAACTAAGGGAGAATAAACATGGAAAGAGATATTGATATGAGACAGACAGTAGAAGAGGCGGCTCATCTCTTCGCTGAAAGCAGGAGTAGCGGTAGTGCGTTCCCTGCATATTATCATGGATTTATAGCCTGTGCAGAATGGGAAAGGCAAAAAGCTATCAATGCGCACTTTAAAAGTTGCCCAAACCTATCTAAAGGCTATGATCGGATGTGCAATAATTCTTTTGATTGCGATCAGAATTGTGAGTACATGAAGTCTTTTATTAGCCTATTAGGGAAATAGTATTAACCGAGCCTTCACATGGAGGCTCATAATCTAAAAATAAATGAGCTATGACTAAAGCAGAAGTAATTGAAATGGCAGAAAAACATTCAAAGGCGGCCATGTTTCAGGAGAGCTATTTGGCCGGATTTCAAGCAGCATGCAATATTGTGAGACAGAAAATTCAAACCTGCTACAATGAGGATTTTTGCGATGAAATGGAAGCACTCTCTCAGGTTGCTTACATGGATTTAAGTTCAGATGATTAACAACTAAAAATAATTGAGATGAGTAAATATACAGCAAAACAAATTGCCGAATCAGATGATCTGTTTGAAAAGCAAATACATAAAGTCAGAAAGTTTTATTTGAGTCGTAATCCTGATAAAATGATGATGCTTGAAGAAAGGAAAGCTATTATCAAAGAACGGAATAAAACTCTTTCCCCGGAATATGACAAGGAGTATTATTGTGGAACCTGTGGAGCTAAAGACGGTGCGGAGCATCCTAAAACCGGATATTGCTTTCACTGTGATACTGATAACTGGATTTCAAAGAATAACTAACAGCTAAGAATATAAAGTACGAAATGGTATTATCTCCAGAAACAGTCAACGCCTACAAGGAACTGTTGACAAATCCCCAAAAACATGGCTTATCATTTAAACCATTGCATGAATGTTTTGAAGAAATAGAAGAAGTAACCCCAAAACATTTATTGTTTGAAGACTTCGCAAATTACCTTCAAAAGCCTTTGCCCAAAGTGATATTTTATATCATAATGGATGAATTGTACTCTCATCTGATAGATAAGGATGAGAAAACGAAAGACTTAGGATATAGATTGAAATTGATAGCAAAACCGTAAGAAATCATGAGTAAAAGTAATCATCAAATCGAAGTTGAAAAACTTAGCAAAATAGAATCTGAACTGCTCAGATTAATATCTGACTCGGGAAACGAGGAATTACAAAATAAGTTTCTTGAGTGGCAGAGACAAAGAGCTATCTGCAATGTGTCATTGGTTACGGAATTAGAGCATTCTATTAATAATAAATAACCATGAGATTAAGACACGCCAGCATATGTATTGGACGGAGGCCGGGAAGAAGTTCATCCTTGATTTGTATAACCTTAAAATTTCAGCCTAATGAGAGATAAACCTTTTTATGAGCTGTTATCACGCATAGATGAAGACAGTTTATTGGCCAACTTTTTCAATAAGGTGTTAGGGAATTTGGATATGGCGAGAATCATATCCGCACCCCGTACTTTTCGTCATAAAGATGATGAAAATAGCCGATATTGCATTGATCTTTTTTATGATACATGCTTGTGGGAAATGTATCTTCATCAATTCATATACAAGCTGAATGGATGGATAAAAACACTGGATGAATACCTGACAGAGTTTGGTGGGAGCTGGAAATATTACGCTTCCTCGAAACGTGTCGAGAGCGTTAATGAATATGGCGGCGATGACGATGACTATAACGAGGATGGAAGCGTGAAAGTCATGGATATTCCCAATGACAGGCTTGAGCCTTACTCAGTCATAAGGGAGTTGGTCTGTGATGATTGGACAGATATAGTTCAAGAGACCATCCCGAAAGATTTGGAGAGGCTATACGGATGCCTACAAGCAGAGGCTAATTTATCCATAGCGGATTTTTTCAAGGACAAAATGGGAGTTGATATACCTATGTATCAAAAAGATGACAATGGCAATATGGTTAAGATGGGATTCGCAGACAAAGTATTGCATAAAGCCGCTGAACAAAACAATTCAGAGGTCATGGGATCGTATGTATTGTTGGCATGCTATTGTATGCATGATCTTGTCTCCGCCATAAAATCGTTAAATCCATTTGAAGACAACGTGGAGGCATTGACTAGCGTAAGGAATGACTCAGTGCGGTTTCTATCCATGTCCTTTAGTAATATGGATGTCGTAAAAAAATACATGTCATCATAACAGGCACATCAAGGCCATCTAAATGCAATAGGTTTTGATCAATATGTCAAAACCTATTACTTATATCATATAATTTTATCGCAAAAAATGGAACAGCAAGATATTTCATTATCCTATGGGATACACCGTTCTCCATCTATTGGAAACGAGGGGGAATTATCAGAATGCGTGAATCTGATACCAAAGAATGGCGAACTGGTGAATATACAGCCTCCAAAAGAACTAGGCATAACCCTTCCGGAAGGATCGATACTTATGTACGTGCATCGGACAAAGGATCTCCTTCACTATATCTTTTTCCAGACGAATGTTTTACGCTATGCGGATACGGACGGAACGACCCATCTTATAGGGGCGAACCAATATGACAAAATTCCCAAAGCTATCACGTCCATAGGAAACACCTTGATTGTAATAAGCGAAGATCCTATAAGATATTTACTTTGGGATGGAGAGTTTTATAAGGAATTAGGAGATAAGCCCCCCTTCCCTATCCTGTCATTCGGATTGGTAGGATCATTGGATAAGACCGAACAATTGTCCGTATCCGTTGATCCTCCCTATAATGGAGCCTTTACGGAAGATCAACTATCAACTATCAGTAATTCCGTAATGGGATATGTCTCAAAATTTATCAGGGAGAGAAGTGTAGATCGAGGCATGTTTATATATCCGTTCTTTATTCGTTACGCTTATAGACTATATGACGGAACGTCTTACATGCAATCAGCCCCGATACTGATGATACCATCGTCCGGAGTAACTCCTCACGTTCCATTTACTATTGACGTGGACACAGAGGATTTTGACGCAAAGATCATTGTAAACTTCATTATATCCTCAGTGGTATGCTCCATTAATTACAAAGTCAGCGGAATGGGGAATCAAAGGGAATGGTGGAAGGACATAGTTAAAAGCCTTGATATATTCATAACGCCGCCAATATACACCTTTGATTATTATGGGGAGATTAATGGGGCACAAAAGATATCAGACGATAACGGTTTCGGGGTGTACTCTATAGGTGGAGGATATTACAATAGGCATACATTCGAGGAAGCCTTGTCCATAGCCCTGCCGGGATCAGGTTATACCGATCAACTCGTCTTACCCGGAAAGGCCATGGATAATAAGGTGCCGGATAATTCATTGTTTTACAAAGTAGCAAGCATAGCGTATGAGGACTTGTGCGGTTATAACGGGGGTGAAAGACGCTCTCTAACTTTAGAGGATAATGTGCTGGGATCGTTGCAAAATCGAGAGCAACTTGTTGACGCGGACGGGTACCAGAATTTAGATTGGCTAATACCTGATTATTCCTATACTTATAACCAGCGGTTAAATATAGCTAATATAAAAAGGATACTATTTGATGGTTATCCTCCGGAGTCCATGGTAACGTACAACGACGGTAGCAGCACGTTGAGCATAAAGGTTTTCATAAGAGAAGGAGAAAAGGATATCGTCGTTCAAACATCCTCCTCATATAACCTTGGTATCAATTTGCATTACCTATATTACCCCAACGCTAACGCATACAAGATGGTGATAACACGGAATTCGGACGGATACCAAGCGATCGTTACCCTCTCTCCGCATAACACGCTGAACGGGGCTTACTATTTCGACTCATACGCCCCGATCATATTTAAACCGGGCAGCGATAGCACACCAATATCAACGGACAAGTCGGTCAATATGCCAAACAAGATATATACGTCCGAGGTCAATAACCCGTTTTATTTCCCGTTGGCGGGAATAAACACGGTGGGAACCGGTGAGATCGTAGGTATCCGATCCACCACTAAAGCACTGTCCCAAGGGCAATTCGGGGAGTTTCCCTTATACGCTTTCTCTTCCGATGGGATATGGGCCTTGCAATTATCGGATGCGGGATTGTATTCCTCCATCCAACCTATAAGCAGGGATGTTTGCAATAATCCGGATAGTATCACGCAACTGGATTCCTCGATAGTATTCAGTACCGAGCGTGGCCTTAAATTATTGCAAGGCTCCGATATCAGCCTTTTATCGTCATCGTTGGAAGGAGTAAATATTGATGAGACATTCTTTAATGTCAACCCGGATTTTAGCGATCTTTTCATCCCGGACACGGAAACTTTCGTAGAGACATTGCGAGCTTGTAAGATTGCCTATGATTATACGAATTCCCTATTGCATATTTATCCCAAAGGGACTAGAAAGCATTATGTATATTCTTTGGACACCGGGGAATTCTCCACTTTCGTAGGGGAAGAGGTCAAGGCCATGGCGCAAGATTATCCAAGCTCGGTAGTGCAAATAGGTAACGCCTTGTACTCACTGGAAAAATATGTCTCGGAAGATACCAGAAAAGGCATAGCGATCACACGTGCCTTGACGTTAGGAGATCCTTTCTCTTTGAAGGTACTAGTCGATCTTAGGACGTTGGGTTTACGAAAGGATGAGTCCTCGAAAATCAAGATAGCGGTATTCGTAAGTGCGGATAGGGAAAATTGGTCCCGGCTTAAATCTCTTAGGCAAAGGGCTTTTAAATACTATCGGCTCGTTTATTTCTCAAACCTATATGATTTAGATACATTATCAGGGACAAGGATATTGTTCGAGACCAGGAGAAATAATAAACTCAGGTAAAAAAATTACAGTATTCATTGCCATAATTTAAAAAAGTCATATATTTGTAACTGCAAAATTCGTAATATTTACGTAAATTTTCATAGTTAAGGTTATAAGGATAGTGGGTGCGTGAGCATACGCTATCCTATTTCACTTTTTATTCCCATTTTTATAACTGGCCGCTACCTTCAATAACTCAACAGCGGAATTAGTGTTTTTAGCGTCCTCGAACTTTATAGAGGATACCTTTGGCACCACGAACTCACTAGCCTTTAAATAAACAGCGCATTTATCCTTATCCTTTAGCTTGAGGAAAGCTTTCTTGAACTCTTCCTGATTGTCGATTACGAAATCACGGAAAAAATTCTTTATCTCCGTGTTCTTGTTCCGGGTTCCCTTCTCCCTTCCTCCCATCTTCATATGACCATTCTCAAAACCTTTTCCCATGATCTATAATCTGAAATAAACATCCTCAACCTGTGTCTCCCTTGCCTCTTTTATGATATTTCTTCGATCCTCCTCCTTTTGAGAGGCGTACATCTGTACCCTAGATGGATCTACCATCCTATACCAAAAAGATAATACGCTATCAACCACGAAACAGTGGATATAAACGGCCAATCTCCTCGGATCCCCACGCCATCCTCTTTCCATCACCAAGTTTATGATCCATTCCCTATCATCCTTCACCTCGTCCGTTACGGCACGGCTCTGAACCCAAGGGGAAAACGCCCGTAAATGGCCGGTAGCCTCCGACAACGCGTCATTCACTTGACGAAACATCCAATCCGCCGTTTCCTCCGAGGTCTCCAGCCCAGCTCTTTCTTTCCCGGGAAGGCCCGATACATCCCCTACCTTCCATGTCTCGAAATCCACGTCATACTCGATCTCGCACCTCAATAGCGTTATCGTTAACTCAAATCCACGCATATCGACACGTGGCTGTATGATTTTCCTGTCTCTCATATTTCTCCTGTTTCTATAATGACATCATCAACAATTACATCATCGATATCCTTAAACGGCTTCCTCTTGCACTTTCGCGGGGTTTTCCTTGAATAGGCGGTTTCCTCTATCATGGACGCTATACCCTTTAACTCCTCCTCTATCTTTCCGGCTAGTTCCTCAAAGTAAATCAGGCACCAATTCCAAAGGACGAACCACACCACGTATTTATGGGCCAAGGTCGCCAATGACTCGCTATCATATCCTCCACGACGATCCTTCATGCGCAACACCCAATTCACGGCATCGGTATCCAATGAGTCATCCGAATCGCCGGGTATATCCTCCAAGATACCGGACAAGGAAACCTTTAAGGTCGCCACCGCTTCCTCTATCTTGCGTCTTATAAAAGTATCATCGGACTCGTTATCATCGGACTGCGAGGAGAATCTTTTACCGGGATCCTCCTTTCTCATATCTCCCAGCCTCCATGTCCACTGGTCAATGTCATGCTTTAAATATGTCCAACCTAGATTTATGTCCATATCATGCTTTTTTTAATAGCGGGGGATTCTTCCTGTATATGTTCTTCACGCACATGACAGACATATCCTCCCACAAAGATTTATAAACCCCTATCCTATCAGGCTTCCGATCGGAAAGCCAACTCATCATGGAATAACCTACCAGAGCGTCCAACAGGTTCTCGTCCAGTTTCCTATTGACGTTCCAACGTGTATCCTCCGTCCTGACCTCCCATACGAACCCTTCTTCCGAATAAGTGGAAGAGGTTATTATTTTGGCCATACCTTCTTCAAGAACCCTCGCCGCCTGTTCCAGATATGTCCTTATAAGAGGCCTGTCCTGTTCCGTTATCTTTATCTTTAGATATAGGCTTTCCCCGCTATCCCCGACGAGATCACGTCCCTCGAAGCTGGATAGCATCTCGCATTTATTTATCGCTTTTATATATTCAAACTCATATGTCATTTGTGATCCTTTTCTGGCAAAAATAGGGCTTTAGGTATGATTATTTTGTTATTTTGGTTATTCTGACAAAACCAAGTCCTTTTATTCGATTTATTTGCGATTAAAAAGACCAATCATGAAACGACTTATTCCTAAATCACGGTTTTCCCGACGCCCCACGACGGTTGACAGCGTCAAACACCGTATCAAGATATCAGGCACGGACAAGACCAACATACCTTTACTGTCTAGGTGCCAAAACGCTTGGGAAAACCTTAGCGATTTCAGGGCCACCCGTCTTCGTAATTTCCGTTACGTGTTCGGTGACCAATGGGGTGATATCGTGGTGGACAAGGACGGGAAAAGGATGAAGGAACGTGATAGGATAGCGAGGCGTACGGGAGGGGTCGCTTTGCAGAACAATCATCTTTTCAAGATCGTAAATACTTTGGCCGGGTTATACGCAAAGACCGCTACCCTTCCCGTATGTTTCGCCCGGCAGAAAGACGCGGATACCAAGTCACAGATGATGACGGACGCTTTACAGACCAACTGGGAAAATAACCTTATGAAAGATGTCCTCACCTCCGAAATGATAGAGTTTATTTGCGGAGGATGCGCCGTGGTAACGGAAGAATGGTCTAGCCATGACGATATAGAGGACAGCTACACCTACGTGGTCAACCCTTCCTATTTCTTCTATGAGTCGAAAGCCAATGATCCAAGGCACTGGGATGATTCCTTGATCGGGGAGATCCGTGACTATACATTAGGCGAGCTGGCCTCGGTATTAGCGGAGTCCGAGTATGATTACAGGCAATTGGAGGAGATTTACTCATCTTGGCTCAATCGTATGGAAAATCTGGGAACCCAGCAGACGGATCGTTTCATGGACGAGTCTTTCGACACGCCTCCCGCCGCCGACCTGTGCCGGACCTACCATGTTTGGACATTGGAGAATAAGCCTAGATACCGTTGCGTGGATATCATGGACACCGATGATCCTATATACAGGATAGAGCTTAGCGATCTTCCTGTTATCAAGAGAGAGAATGAGGATCGTATGCGTATGGGAATGTCACAGGGATTACCTCCGGAGGAGATCCCATTGATAGAATACACCTATATAATAGATCAATATTGGCATTTCCAAATGCTATCACCGGACGGACGTGTACTTACCGAGTATGACACGCCTTATGAATATAAGTCTCACCCCTATATTTACAAGCTACACTATTTGGTGAATGGACGGACAGTTCCTTTTATTTCCGTTATCATAGATCAGCAACGATACATCAACCGGCTGATCATGCTTAACGACTTGGCTATCCAATCAGCGGTAAAGGGAGTAAAGATGATCCCTAAAGACTCCGTTCCGGACGGGATGTCCAATCGTGAGTTCGCCGAGCAATTCGTTGAGATCGGATCATTCATTTTTTACGAGCCGTCCAAGAGCGGGAACAAACCGGAGGTCATAACATCGAACTCTACCAATATCGGTACCACTGAGCTATTGCAATTACAATTGAGTTTCATAAACGATATAACGTCCGTGTCGGAAGCCTTGCAAGGGAAAACCCCGTCGGGATCAACGGCGGCAAGCAGATATGCCATGGAAACACAGAACTCCACTACATCTATCGCTACGTTACTAACCAAGTTCTCCACGTTCGAGGCCGAGATCGCTCGCAAGAAGATGAAAACGATCCATCAATACTATCAATCCCCAAGGAACATATCAATGGAGAGATCAGCGGGTTATGCCACTTATAATGAGTATGACCCGAAGACAGTCCAAGATATAGATTTCAAGGTCAACATCAAGGAATCCGCTGAATCTCCGGTAGCGAGAATGATGTTAAACGACTTGGTGAAGGAATTATGGATGGCCGGAGCCATTTCCGCAGAGCAAATGTTATCACTATCATATTACCCCGGATCAGACCAGATACTTCAGTCCATTCAATCCAACAAACAAGCGGTTGAGCAAGGTGGAAATATCCAAGGTATCCCATCGGATCAAATGAACGCGATCAACGGACAGGTTGATCAATACGCGCTCAATAAGGCACGACAAGCCTTGATGTCAGCATAGAGGATAAAGTGTAATGTCACTTTCTTTTCCCTTCTATGCTCATTAGGTGCCTTATCCTAGCCTTAATCTCATGAAAGTTTATAGGCTCGAACGACAACGATTCTATAAGGCGGTCTATCTCCCGTCTTACAGAATCGTTTCTTTTCTTGTTATGTGATCGTGTCTTAGTCATCCATGGCACACATATAAATCCAAACCTTGCCTTCAGGAGCGTCATCGTCAAGGAAATAGAAATTTATAGCGTCCTCGATGATTTTCTTTTCAGCGTCATGGTCAAACCATTCCGTGAATTTAATCTCCTTGTCATGCCAGTTCGCGTTAAGAGCAACGTACACGTCCCATATGTTGGTATTTCCCGGTATGCTCATGCCTTTTATAGCGGTAGCCACCTGCTCCATATTCCAGTGCTCGCCTTTATGCTCTCCCGCCTTGCCTTTATGACGCATTGCCGCCACGTCCATCCTAGCAAAGCACTCATTATAATGAGGCCCACAAAAAACCTCATGTAAATCACGCATAGCCTCGTCATACGCCTCCGGGTCTTTCTCCCTTAACTTTTCCATAGCCTCCTCCATCACGTCTATGGAGGCCCACATCTTCTTCTCGGAGCCTAGTCCCTTGGCTTGGTACTCCCTTATCTGTTCCTTGTATCTCATATATCATATTATTATTCGGTAAATATTGATTTCAACTCCAAAAAATCCGCTTCCGTTATACGGATAGCGTTCGTTTCGCCTAGGATAAAATTCATAAGAGCGTTATCCGGAAGTTCCACCAATATAGATCCCTCCCCGATCGTACCCTTCAAGAATCCTTGCTCGAACTTATACGGCTTCATGCTCTTGAATACGTTCATAGCGTCATCGAATAGCTCTTCCTTGTCATAATTGCCATTCTCGTCAGCCGCAAACAACATGAATCCTTCCACTTTCTCAGTGATCTCCTTATCCTTTTGCACGAGGATGTTATGGACCCCCCTTTTAAGATACTTTCCAAGAGGCTTGAACGCCGTGTTCCCGGAGACGAAAGAGTCAACCCTTTCCTCCGCCCATATCTCCACCGAGTTAATTAGCCTGCTTTTTAGCTCTAGAGCTTGTTGCTTTAGTTCCATAGGACTCTTTCTTTAATTGTTCCACTTCCTCTCTCAAGGTACTGATAGCATACCCTTGTCTCTTGACCTTATCGATCAATTCGATAAGCATACCTTCCTCACGTGTCATTTCTTACCTCCTTTTCCGCTATTCTTCAATTTAAGGAAGTCGGCGTATGGCATATCGGCGTATTTGGCCGTGTACTCAGCGAACAACGCCATGTTCTTGTTAACCTCCTCTGAGGCCGATTTCTTTATCTTCTTGGCCATTCCCAACAATTCCTCCAAGGCGGCCTTTCCGTCCTTGCTCTCCTCCACCAACGGACGCATGATGCGCATGTATTCACGGTTAAGGATGGACATTACCTTTTGGTAGGCCTGTTGATACTCCGGATTGTTATTGACCATTTCGAACTCGCTATCCGACATCTCGCTAACGAGCTTATCTATCTCGTCCCACACCGGATTACGGCTTTGGGGCTGTTGCGCAGAAGGGTTAAGCATACGTTGCTTCTGGATCTCCATCTGTTGCTGCGCTTGCTGGAGACGCTGAATGTTTGCTTCTATCTCGCTTATATTCGGATTATAAGGATTGCTACCTAATACAGGGTCACTCCCCCCTAAAAAAACATTTGTCTGCATGATAATACTGTTAGTGGTTAAAAAAAGGAAAGCGGCAAGCGCCCCCCTAGGGAGCACAAGCCACTAACTTTACCTTAAGCCGTAGGTGCCGGAGCGGATGCCGGGCATGAGCACGGATTGTAGCTAGGATAGCCTGTTACCGTAGGGGTATTTGGCAATACCAATTCTCCCGTGATCATACGGCAGGTTCTACGATCGGTGTAATTGACACTAGCCGTGAACGCCTTCTCGATCTCGCATTGAAGCAACTTGTCTTGGTAAGGACGAATCGCCGAACCTACAGCCACCTGACACCTCAATTCATCAATCTGAGCCTTCAAGACATCGAACTGGTCTCTTTGGTTCTTGTATAGACCAAAATCAGCGTCTACCTGTGACTTGTACAATCCGAAATCAGCGTCTACCTGTGATTTCCACAAGGCGAATTTCTCGGCGATATCCGTCTGGCGGTGATCGTAATCGGCTTGCATACCTGAGACTTTCAATCCCCACATTGCGTTTGTAAGCGATAACGCCTCCTCACAGCCTTTCTCCCAAGCCATGAACGCTGTCGGAGCGCCTACACCGGAACCACCACCGCCTCCTGTGGTCGTGTTGATGTTAACGTTCTCCGGCATACCGGCTCCCCAGCCACCGCCGAACAAGCCGCCACGGTTACGTGACACCGCCCAAGCTCCAAGAGCCGTGCCAATGATGCCCAATGTCAAGCCGGCGTTACCCACGCCCTTGCTTGCGTAATCCTTGTGCTCATCCTCATGGACGATCTCTTTCTCCTTAATGATTTTCTCTGCTTCCATATATCATGAATTTTATGGTTATTCCGGGTTATCCCGGACACCACAAAAATCCAGAGAAGTCCATACCAAGGGAAATATCTTGTTCCTAGCTTATTCCTTATTCATTCCTAGTTTGTTCCTGACCTCCCGGTCAAGCATATGTATCATCCAATTACGCCTTATCCTATCTGGAAAATCGTTCTTGATCCTATTAACACCCCGTCTGGTAAGCCCTGTAAGATCGGCCACAACTTTCTCCGAGTACCCCTTATCCAAGAGTATTATAATGAGGATACCACGGGCGTTAACGCATTCCTCACGGTTAAATGACATCATGTCTACGGGATCAACCCCGCATACCTCACCAGCGATACAAATCACTCGCTTGTAAAACTCCTCGACCTTGTTCATTTTTTTGTAGATTTCATTAACAAAATAACGCCACGCATGTTATATAAGGGAAGCCCCGAATAAACACACATGGCTTGGCTATGTTTTCCTTCGTCCGGGTCGAATCAGAAGAAGGAATAGGGGCTTTATTCAATACCCGCCCCTATGGGTATTACTCATTACCAGATCCTATAGAATCCTCCTATACCCACATAAGGTGATAGTCCATGCTTTCCGATCCCATAACCGGCAATAAACCCTATCCCCCATCTACGGGGGGAGATCGTCTTGGTTATATACTCAGTCCTTCTATAAACCTCGATGTAATCAAGATTAGACTTATAGCCGGATATTGACAGCCGGTAATCATCCGTCTTGTACTCCTTTTGAGTTATCGGCACCGGGACATATATAGGTTCCTTTACCGTGTCACCGTCCAACGTGATATAAACAGGGAACGGCTCAGGTATTGTTTGTACCAGTGTCTCATAGACCGGGTACGGGATGCTGTCATGTATCGTATCCACCTTGGCGGACGTGTCGGTCTTGGATATCGAATCACTAGCCACATCCCCCCGGATATGGTAGCCAGCCGTGAAACTGGCTACCAAGCACACTAGTATTAATATTACTTTCCAATAATCATAAAGACATATATAAAATGAAAACAAGTTCCAAATAAATATAGATAAATCATCTATATATCAATAATTTATATACGAGTTTTTATTTTCGGTTGTTTTCTACGTTTTCAGTTGCTTTGCTCTTTTTAGGTGCATTTTTGTTTCTTGTTTGTTTCTTGATTTCGTTTTTTTATTTGTACCTTTGTGATAGGAAATAACGAATAAAAGGACACAAATATGCCAAGGACCAGAAAGCCAATAAAAGTAAAGGAGCCGATTCGTCTTCGGACGAAGGAGTTGGCCAATGGCAGCAAGAGTTTGTATCTGGATATATACCGAAATGGTAAGCGGACATACGAGTATTTGAAAATGTATCTTATTCCGGAAACGGATCGTAATGCCCGCCAACAGAACGAAACGACAATGGCTGCCGCAAATGCAATCAAATCGAAGCGTATCATAGAGTTGACAAGTGGTGAAGCCGGTATCATGAATCACAAGGATAAGGTTTATCTGCTGGACTGGATGCAACTCTATAAAGAGGAACAGAAGAAACGTGGTAAGAAAAACATAGGCCAGATAAAATCTGTTACCGGTATCTTGAAAGAGTATGCAGGAGAAAGATTCACATTAAATCAGATTGACCTCACTTTTTGCCACGGCTATATCGACTATATGCTGACAAACTACCGTCCCAAAGGAAAACCCATCTCGGCTTCTACGCGTAATACCTATTACCAGATTTTCAACGGTGCGTTAAATGCCGCTGTCCGTGCGAAACGGATCTTAAAGAATCCATTCAACGAAATGGAAAAATCGGAGAAGCCCAAGATGCCGGAAAGTGTGCGTTCGTATATGACTATTGAAGAAGTGAGATCATTAATCGCTACACCAATGCAGAACGAAGGGGTAAAAAGTGCCTACCTGTTCTCCTGCTTCTGTGGACTACGTATCAGTGACATTATCGGATTGCAATGGAAAGATGTGTTTATTGACAACGGCCAATACCGCTTGGCAGTAGCCATGCAGAAGACGAAAGAACCGATTTACCTTCCGCTCTCCAATGAAGCGTTGAAGTGGATGCCGGAACGTGGGGACAAGACAGCAGACGACCATGTGTTCGATTTGCCTTCTGGTATCAACCAGCTTATCAAACCATGGGCCAAAGCCGCCGGAATTTCCAAGCGATTCACCTTTCACACCGCCCGCCACACGTTCGCCACAATGATGCTGACATTGGGGGCCGATTTGTACACTGTATCTAAATTGCTCGGTCATACATCTGTAAAGATGACCCAAGTGTATGCCAAAATCGTCAATAAGAAAAAAGACGATGCAGTAAATCTGACCAACGGTTTATTCGATTGACAATGCAATGAACATCAGATATGTAATCACTTATAAGGGTGTTGTTCCGACAGGATTCTCTTTCGGGAGCAACACTCTTATAATATATCATATAAATCCAATTTAAAATATTTCATCATGAAAAGACCTAACAATGGCCCTCTCTCTTTTTGGAGGGAAAAAACATCTGCACCATTTTGTTGCAGAACAGGATGTAGCGAAAGAATTATTCGCATTGCTCGTTGAAGCAAAAACAATGTATCTCCGTGATGTCGTGACGGGCAATAAGCAGTACTACCGTTACGTGGAGGATTTCGTAAACAGCCACCGGTATATCGACTGTGACCATGCGGTCTGCCGGAACTGCCATGAAATGAACATTCATATCATCAAGGGGCTATTAAACGATTGCTCCCATCTTATCCGAGCATTTTTTACCGAAGCAGACTTCTCGTTCGAGAAGTGTATGGAACTGAAACGAACGTATGATACGTTTGTGCCACCATCACAGTCCGTCACGTGCTGCAAAGATGGACCGACAAGAATTTATCCTCTTTCTTTTGGATGCAATCTCACTCGTAAACAGATGATAGGTATTACAGCTTGTGCCAATGCTTATCATCTGTTTTGCGTTTCTACCCTACACGTTGAAGATATGGAAGCCCTGCTTTCCTGTAAAGAAGGATTCTGTATTCGTGTAAACAATATCCGCCATGTGGCCATCCTGTTTGATACACTCCTTGAGCACTCGTTTATCCAAGCCAAATGGCAGTCCGTTCTCAGTAATGGGCGGTTCTTGCAAACCAAGGATGGAAAAGGATTCGTTTCAGCTTCAAGCCTTTCATCCGCTCTGTCTGCCTTGCGTAACAACATGACATCAACAGGTTACGGTATCAGACGAGCCATTGATGAGCTGAGAGAGTGGTAAGAAGTGCCAATAAGCGAAGTATGTGAAAGGTAAAAGCGTGACAGTTGCCGTGATACGTGGTTACTATCACGGTACAAACTCACGCTGACCTTTTGGGTTGCCCTATCTTTGACCTCCGTTAGCGCGCTACATAACGGAGGATATACTTCATTGTCTAAATTTATAATAACTCATTTATGCAAAATAATAGATTGACATTCATGGAACGGCTGAGTGAACGGCTTACAAGCGTCGAAGCCATCCTAAAGAAATTAGATCCGATAGAAAGTCTGTTGGAACGCATCGCATTGCTGGAAAAAAATATATATACCACCAAACAGGTGTTTACCTTCCAAGAGGCTTGTATGTATATCGGAATATCCGAGAGTATGCTGTACAAGCTAACATCAGGCAAGGAGATTCCGCACTACAAGCCACGTGGCAAAATGATATATTTCGCCAAAGAAGATCTGGATGAATGGCTTTTACAGAATTATGAACCAACCGTAGATGAAGCAGCACGTATGGCAAACGAGGCCGCTGCCACACAACCTTTCTTTAATCAAAGACGCCATGGAAAACGAAAGAAGAACTGAATATAATGTGGATATGAGGCCGGAGGAGGATTTCTTATCGGATATCCTCTCCGCCTCGCAGATTCGGGCGACGGATACCTATGAAACGCCGCCACAGATTATCTGGATAGACAACTCGACCATTGCTACGCTCGGCAACTTCAGCGCATCAACCGGCAAGGCGAAATCAAAAAAAACATTTAACGTTTCGGCCATTGTCGCTGCATCGCTGGCAGGGAAACAAGTGCTGAACTACCGGGCGCACCTCCCGGAAGGTAAACGCAAGATTCTGTACGTGGACACGGAGCAGAGCCGCTTCCATTGTCATAATGTACTGGAACGCATCTTGCGGCTTGCCGGACTGCCCACTACAACCGACAGTGAAAACCTCGACTTTATTTGCTTGCGCGAATACTCTCCGGCAATACGCATTGGGGTCATCGACTACGCCTTACGTCAAAGAAAAGGATACGGACTTGTTATCATCGACGGTATCCGTGACCTGATGCTTGACATAAACAGTACCGGTGAGTCCGTGGAAGTCATTAACAAGATGATGGAATGGTCATCAAAGTATGACCTGCATATCCACTGTGTGCTACACTTGAATAAAGGAGATAACAATGTGCGCGGGCATATCGGTACGGAAATGAGCAACAAGGCGGAGACTGTACTGGTCATCAGCAAAAACAACGATTGTCCCAACGTCAGCGAAGTTCATGCGTTGCACATCCGTGAGAAAGAGTTTAAACCTTTTGCTTTCACTGTCAATGAGGGCGGGCTCCCGGTTCTCGCAGAAGGGCATTTGTTTGAGAATGCCCCACATCAGAAACCGAAACAGCGGACGGGTTTTATGGAACTAAGCATCGAACAGCACCGTGAAGCCCTTTCCGCTGCATTTGGAGACAAACCCATCCGTGGGTTTGAAAATATGCTGCAAGCCATGATGACTGCTTACGAGGCAATCGGGTTTAAGCGTGGGAGAAATGTAATGGTCAAACTGCTGCAATATCTGACTGACACCTTAAAACTGGTTATCAAACGAGATAAACTTTTTTATTATGACATGACACAGGCAGAAACCATGCTTTTCGATGAAGAATGAGAGCGGGCGCGGGCCTATATAATTCAGTTTAATTTAGTATTTATATATATAGGGGCGCAAACTAAACTAAACCGCTTTTGTACAAACAAGTGAAAAGAAATTTAATATGACCATAGACGAAGCAAAACGAGTGCGTATCGTGGACTTTTTGGCCCTGCTCGGCCACCGTGCGCAGTATATGAAATCAGAGCAATATTGGTATCTTTCGCCTCTCAGGAAAGAGGTGACGCCATCGTTCAAAGTCAATGACCGGCTGAATGAATGGTATGATTTTGGCGAGGCCACCGGAGGCGACCTTGTGGAACTGGGTAAGTACCTTTGCGGAACTAAAAGTGTGAGTGAAGCATTAGCATACATCAAACGGTATGTCAATGGTGTGTCGCTGCCGAAAACCCGGGCGTTGCCCGCAACCTCTCGACCAGTAGAAGCCGACATGAAGAATTTGATTATCGTGCCGCTGCGACACCACGCACTGCTCTCATATCTCCATTCACGTATGATTGATTCGGATATCGGACGAATGTTCTGCAAGGAAGTCCATTACGAACTGCGCCAGAGACGTTACTTTGCACTGGCCTTTGGCAATATATCCGGTGGATACGAGGTACGAAACCCTTATTACAAAGGATGTATCAAGAACAAGGACATTTCCTTGATACCCCAATCGCGTGGTGAGGCACAGAGCCGTGTCTGCCTATTTGAAGGATTCATGGACTTTCTGTCCTATCTAACCCTAAAACAGACGGACGATAGTGCCATTTGCATTAATGCCCCCTGTGACTACCTTGTTATGAACTCGGTCAGTAATCTGAAAAGGACATTGACGTATTTGCAAAAATACACGTATATTCACTGTTACCTTGACAATGACCTTGCCGGACAAAAGACAGTGGAAACCATAGCCGGGATGTATGGCAGATGCGTCTATAACGAATCAAACTGTTATGCCGGTTACAAAGACCTGAACGACTACTTACGTGGGAAGAAACAATGAACAACCCGCTCCCTAAGCCCTCCTTCATCACGGAGGGCTTTTTTTATATCCCGACTTTTCCTGTTTTCTTATCCAAAATCATATTTGAATATGATTTTGAAATATGATTTTTAGATTTTGAAAAAATGTTATATTGAAACGATACGTTTTATAATCAATAATTTTATCTTTCAAATTATCCATTCTTATTTTGCACACACAACCAAATATAAAAATCATATTATACAAAAATATATGAAATCATATTTTATTTTCACCATTGTCCTGACGGTTGCCTATCTCGTCTATTATGCAGTTATCATCGTGCAGGACCTTTATGGAAAAAAAGGAAATGGCAAGCCGGAAGAAGAGGTATTTGACCTCGGTGCGCCAGAAGATGAACAGAGTGTGTACGTGACGGAGAGCGATACGGGATTCAATGTGGGTAATGAGAAATATGAAACAGATGTTGCCCCTACCGCTTCGCCTGCACCACAGGAGACGGAAACCGCAGACAATAATGGCGAGATAGCCGTGGCGGAGAAGCTAAAACGCCTGAAAGCCCAAGCGGAGGAACAGATGGAAGAAACCGAGACCTACCTGTCGGACGCATACACGGCAGACGAACTATACAAAGCGATGCTTGCCAAAGGAAAGACGGGCAACCGTCCGAAACTGGTATGGAAACCTCTCAAAGACCGATTGTAAAATGTCGAAAGCAAAAAAAATATTATGTGCACTGTGCTTTGTCCCTTATGCGGCATTCGCCAAAAGTGGCAGCGTAAACTACAGTTGGGGTGCAGACGCACTGGCAACGATGCACGACTTCGTGGTGACGATGATGCTGTACGTGCTGTACATCTGCTACGCTGTCGCCTCGGTTTTCGTAGTCGTTGCCGCGCTCCAGATCTATATCAAAATGAACACAGGCGAGGACGGCGTGGTGAAGTCTATCGTATCACTTGTCGGTGCGTGCCTCTTCATCATTGGTGCTTCAATCGTGTTCCCTGCTTTCTTCGGCTACCGCATATAGGTGGCTGACAGAAGTGTAAAATAAATTCAAAAAACAAGAGTACCACAAAAATGTAATAAATATGTTTCAGAAATTCAAAAGAATGTGCCGAAAGGCAAAGAAAACCATCATGCAAGTTTCCACCAAAGTAAGAATGTTAATCATTGCCCTGTTGGGAGGCATACCTGCTATGGCTCAAAGTACAGCAGGCGATTACTCGGCCGGTACGACAGCTCTATCAACCGTAGCGGAGGAAATCGTGAAATACGTTCCTGTCATGGTCAAACTCTGCTATGCCATTGCTGGTGTCGTGGCCATCATCGGAGCCATTTCGGTGTATATTGCCATGAACAACGAGGAACAGGATGTCAAGAAGAAGATTATGATGGTAGTTGGGGCGTGCCTTTTCTTGATTGCGGCAGCCCAAGCATTACCTCTATTCTTCGGAATTAACGCATAAACAGTCAGGGGAAATGATTAATGACGGACGTTATCCGGATTATCCGCTGTTCAAGGGGTTACAACGGCCTTTGGAGCTGATGGGATTACAAGGCCGCTACATCTATTGGGCGGCAGGCGTGGCTGGTGGAGCCATTGTGGGCTTTATCGCCGCCTACTGTCTTATGGGCTTTGTGGCCGGACTGGTCGTATTGGCAACTGTCTTATCTGCGGGAATCGTGCTTATCATCCTCAAACAGCGAAAAGGGCTGCACAGCAAAAATGTAAAACGTGGAGTGTATGTGTATGCCTATTCGCACAAATTATGACTATAAGAAAAACCATCACGGCAATGTGTGTGGCTGATTGATTGTTGAACGCGGGCGGGTCCGCCTCCAGCCGAGGCAGACCTGCCCCTATTTAATGAACGAATATCGGAATGACCCTATATATCATTTTATTTTTCATCGCCCTATGTACGGGTATGGCCTTGTCAGTCTATACGTTCGGTACGGGCGGCAAGCGCAAGCACATCTTTCAGAATATCTATTTCTCTGTGGAAGATACAGATGGTGTGGGTGTGCTGTACACCAAGACGGGTGAATATTCCGCCGTCTTAAAAATCGAAAATCCGGTACAGAAGTATTCGGCGGACATTGACAGCTATTACGATTTCACGCATCTATTCTCTGCCCTTGCGCAAACACTGGGCGAAGGATATGCCTTACACAAACAGGACATCTTCGTGAGAAAACAGTTCGCGAACGAGCCGGAGCATAATCAAGAATTTCTCTCAGCATCGTACTTCCGTTATTTTAATGGGCGTCCGTACACGGACAGCCTTTGCTATCTGACTATCACACAGGAAGCCAAGAAGAGTCGTCTTTTCTCTTACGATAGCAAGAAATGGCGCGATTTCCTCGTGAAAATTTATAAGGTTCGAGACCTACTACGCGACAGCGGTGTACAAGTGAAATTTCTGAACAAAGCCGAGGCAAGCGAATATGTGGACCGTTACTTTGCGATGAACTTCAAAGACCGTACGGTCTCGATGACGAATGTCAAGGCTGACGACGAAACGGTATCTATGGGTGACAAACGCTGTAAGGTGTACAGCCTCGTGGACGTGGACTGCGCCGCACTCCCCTCGCTGATACGTCCCTATACCAATATCGAGGTGAATAATACCGAGATGCCAGTGGATCTTGTCTCGGTGGTGGATAATATTCCGAACGCAGAAACGGTGGTGTACAACCAAATTATTTTCCTGCCCAGTCAGAAGCGTGAACTGGCATTACTCGACAAAAAGAAGAACCGGCACGCAAGCATCCCCAATCCAAGTAACCAAATGGCCGTAGAGGACATCAAGCAGGTACAGGACGTAATAGCCCGTGAAAGCAAACTGCTCGTGTACACACACTTCAACATGGTGGTGGGCGTGCCTGCCGACACCGACCTTCAAAAATGCACGAATCACTTGGAAAACGCTTTTGGGCGCATGGGCATACATATCAGTAAGCGTGCATACAACCAACTGGAACTGTTCGTCAGTTCGTTTCCGGGCAACTGTTACAGCCTGAACGAGGAATATGACCGTTTTCTGACCCTCTCCGACGCTGCGGTATGCCTGATGTACAAGGAACGGGTGCAGCATAGTGAGGAAACGCCGATAAAAATTTATTATACTGACCGTCAAGGTGTTCCGGTAGCTATCGACATCACGGGAAAAGAGGGAAAGAACAAGCTGACCGACAACTCGAATTTTTTCTGCCTGGGGCCTTCGGGCAGCGGAAAGAGTTTCCACATGAACTCCGTCGTGCGCCAGTTGCATGAACAGGGGACGGACGTGGTAATGGTCGATACGGGTAACTCATACGAGGGGCTATGCGAGTATTTCGGCGGCAAGTATATCAGCTATACCGAGGAACGGCCCATCACGATGAATCCGTTCCGTATCAATCGGGAAGAGATGAACGTAGAAAAAACGGGATTCTTGAAAAACCTCGTCTTGCTTATCTGGAAAGGTACGCAGGGAACGGTCACAAAGACGGAAGACCGTCTGATAGAGCACGTCATCACGGAATATTACGACGCCTACTTCAATGGTTTCGAGGGCTTCACACCCCAACAGCGTGAGGACTTGCGTAAGAGCCTCGTTATTGATGACCGCAACAGCAGTGAGAAGCGGCACGAAAGCGAACGGGAACGCGCGGTCCGCATCGAGGGTATCATTGACGAGATAGAGGGCCGACGCAAGGAACTGAAAGTGGAGGAACTGTCATTCAACTCTTTCTATGAATATTCCGTGCAGCGCATCCCGGATATCTGTGAGGAGAACCGTATCACGGGCATCGACCTCTCGACATACCGCTATATGATGAAGGACTTCTATTTGGGCGGCAACCACGAAAAAACGCTGAACGAGAACATGGACAGCTCGCTGTTCGACGAGACGTTCGTGGTCTTCGAAATCGACAGCATAAAAGATGACCCGCTGCTTTTTCCTTTGGTCACGCTGATTATCATGGATGTTTTCTTGCAAAAAATGCGCATCAAGAAGAACCGCAAAGTCCTTGTCATCGAGGAAGCATGGAAAGCCATCGCCAGCCCGCTGATGGCGGAGTACATTAAATTTATGTACAAAACAGCGCGTAAATTCTGGGCCAGTGTGGGCGTGGTGACACAGGAAATACAAGACATCATCGGCAGCGAAATCGTGAAAGAGGCCATCATCAATAACTCGGATGTGGTGATGCTGCTTGACCAGAGCAAATTCAAGGAACGTTTCGACACCATCAAGACGATTCTTGGCCTAACGGACGTGGACTGTAAGAAAATTTTCACCATTAACCGCCTTGAAAACAAGGAAGGACGCAGCTTCTTCCGCGAGGTGTTTATCCGTCGGGGCACGACCAGCGGTGTTTATGGCGTGGAAGAACCGCGCGAGTGCTACATGACTTACACGACCGAACGAGCGGAGAAAGAGGCTCTGAAGCTTTACAAGCGCGAGTTACAATGCAGCCACCAAGAGGCTATCGAGGCATATTGCCGCGACTGGAATACCAGCGGTATCGGCAAGGCATTGCCGTTTGCGCAGAAAGTTAATGAAGCGGGATGTGTACTGAACTTAACCACTAAAATAACATCATAATGAAAACGAAAAGGATTTTAATCACCCTGTCACTGGGCTACGGGATAAATATGATGGGGTTTGAAAGCAGCTTGACGCGCGAACAAATCTCTGTCAGCAATCCGGAACTCACTGTTTTGTCCCTCCGGGAGTTTTGTATGCTGTCCAAGGAGAACCTGCTCCGCATGGATGACATGACACCGGACAAAGTAGCCGCCATCGAACGGTTGTTGGCAGAGTATTCCCTTCGGTTGGGTATGTCCGATGTAGAACTGGAAGCGTATTTGAACCGGTATTATGAAGAAAACCCCAAAGAAAAGGAGTTTTACGATATGTGCGACAGGCTATGTAACAGCAAACCTGTCTTCGATGAAAACAGGTTTCGAGAAGAACTATTCAGGGAACTGAACAGTAGTCCGATGAGTGAAAAAAGACTAAGTGACTTGGGATGGCTACGTTATCAGACCGTGCGCGAAACTTATCTAAACCAGCCTTTCTTTTTGAGATGGTTCGGCTCCCAAGAAGCCCGGATCAAAAGGGCCATCAAGGATACTACCATCATACATGATATGTTCTGCCGACTTGTCACGGAGAATTGTATCGAATCTGAACGGTGGTATTTCAATCACAAGGAACCGGAATACATAAAAGAGGTCTGAAACGATGAAACGGCTGTTTATCTTTTGGGTTATCCTATTGCCTGCCCTGACACAGCACGTTCACGCACAATATTACAGCGTGAACTATGACGCTCGTACCGTGGCGGCCATGGCCGCAGCATTCGGCACGGAGGCAGTAGCCGAAAGCTACTACCGCGAGCAGGTGGATGATATTCTGAAACACTATACGGCGGCAGAAGTGGCGGCAGCAGGGATATTTTCTTCCAAATTTTTGGAACACAAGGCTCTGTCCGACCTTGGCATCTGGTGCAGCAGCACGGAAAATTACTACTATCGTCGAATTTACCACATGGTGGCAGAAAAAATCATGCCGAAAATATGGGTGGTGGCGAAGCTGATGCTGCGCTCACCACAAACAGCAATCCACTGGGGCAGCTATCTGATGAAGGTGTGCGACGATACGAAGAGCCTGTGTATGCAGTTCGAAAGTGTGGTGACAAACAGCACGCTGTCGTTCTCGGACATCGCTTTTCTGGAAATTGACCGCGACATTGCCACCTTGCTGAACCTCGCAGAATTGGGCGGTACCGATTGGCAACGGATGTTGGACAACTTTACCAAAGTGCCGGGCAATTTCACGATTGAGAACTTAAAGGGCGACATTGACAACCTTTATAACATGGGCGTAGGGCTGGCAACATCAGGTATGGAGAACCTCGGTGACGCTCTACTGCAAAGTAGTGCGTTCCATGACCTGCTGGGTGGCAAAGTCAATGAAATCGGCAACCTGTATGAACACTACGGTACTCTCTTCGAGCAGGCGGAACATGACATCGGCAGTCTGCTAATCGACATGGTGGGCGGTCAGGATAGCGTGGCCGCATTGTTCAATTTCAGCAACTACGACCTCACATCGTGGATGACCGACTATATGGACAATGCTGTCGGGAACTATTACACGCAACGGTGGTATATCGCACGGCGTGATCAAGGAAGCATTTCTCTATGCGACTACTACCCACCGACAGACGACAACAGCATATTGAATGGGGGCGCATGGACACGCTTTAACACGAGTGATCCGGGATTTTATCCGAACGCTTCGCAACGGGAGCAGGCCCTCGCCAATTCAGAACGGTATGCCGGATGGTCAAGAAGCCGAGTGCAACAGCTCAACAATAGCAACGATGGCTACACCTATACTATCAATACCCGACAACAGGCCTATATCATCAGTAAGGGTAACAAACAGACAAAGAAGGCATACGCCTACGAGATACACGTGACACAGAGTTGGAATCGGACGGAGGTGGTCTATGAGGATGTCTTCGACTCCTATTCGATGGATTTGAATACGTTCAAAGCGCAGCTCAATGCCCGCCTCTCGGAGTTCAATGACAACGAGGAAGGCTATGTCTATTACATAGCATCCGATGCACGGAACTATTATCAGGCGACGGATGCCGCAAAATTGCAGGGATGCGAAAGCGTGACCATCAGTGTAACCTGTTCAGACGGGGCGACGCTGGGACAAGGCTCGACACAATACAAGTGTCGCAAGTGTGGCGGCTCACTGGATGCCCACTCCAAAGAGTGCGTCATGCAGACCTCGGTAACGGAGAACGAACTGGACCTTTCAGAACTGGACGCACTGATACGGGAAGCGGACAATCAAGTCGCCGTTCTTCAATCTCAGATTAGTGCCTTGGAAAAGGAAAACGCCGACCTTCTGAAAAAAATTGCCGAGGCGAGCGTGGAAGACGCAGCAGCTTACCGGCAACAATATAACTCCAACCGGACACGTATCGAGGAACTGAAAAGCGAACTTGCCGAGTGGCAACAAAAACAGAAGGAGTACGCAGATGCAAAGCAGGAAGCGGAAGTAGAGAACGATGTGCCGACAGATGATTACTACCGCCTACCGGCTATCATGCAGGATTGCAAGACAGCCTATAGCCTCACTTGGCAGGACGGAGGTACATGGAGCGGCTATACGTTCGTCCGTAAGGCGACGATGCCGAACATCAATGGTATCATTACGTTCCGTGCGACTATTTCTATCGCACGGAAGCCGAAATACTTTCTGGGTATCAAGATTCACCGTGCCATTATCCAAATCAGTTGGGAATTGACTTCGGCATACACAGACACGCACGTTACCGATGTACTGACACTCGATCCGAACCTGCCGAACGAGGAAAAGACTAAAATCGTGAATAATCGCATATCGGAAATCGCACGGGAATATCCCAACTGTAAAATCACTACCGAGTATGCCCGTACAGAACCTATGGAAGAAGTACCGAACAGCGACGTGTACCACCTGCTTTGGTCAAGTGACCGCCTCGAAATCGCACGAGAAGTGGATTCACGTATCACGAAAATATACGCCGACCTCGTATCCTTGGAGAAGATGATGCACTACAAGCGGAACATCATCGACGTACTGAAGGATGTGCTACCGGGACTCGATACGGACGAGGGTCGTAGGCTGACACTCGTGGAAGAGTGCCATGACCGCTGGGTAGAAAACGCACGAACATCCCGAAGTGGCAGAAAGGAGGTACGGCCATGAAACGCACTATACTGATAGCCATTACGTTGCTTGCACTACTACCCGATGTCGCCAAGGGCCAATGGACATTCGATATCGTGTCGGTGGAAGCGTACATAAATGACCACAAAAAACAACGCAGCCTGTTGCTGGCCCGAAGCACGCTGGAATACAGCAACCAACTGCTGCATGAGTACAGCCGTGAGGAGACGGGCAAATACAAGGAAGTAAATATCGACCTTGACCGCTATACCCGTGCCTTTGATGTCATCGACGTGATGTACCAATCCCTGCGGACGGTGCTGAACGTGAAGGATACCTACAGCTCGGTAAGTGACCGTATCGGTGACTATAAGACCATGCTGGAGGCTTTCCATGAGAAAATCCTAAAACATGGGAACATCGAGCCGTCAGACGCACTGATACTGACTATCAATGAAAAAGCAATACGGGACATCGCCAACGAGGGAGAACACCTCTATAAGTCGGTGAGCGACCTCGTGCTGTATGCCACGGGCGCAGCGGCCTGCTCGACCAGCGACCTGCTTATGGTACTGGAGTCCGTGAACAAGTCGCTGGACAGCATTGAGCAACACTTGAACCGGGCATACATCGAGACATGGAGATACATACAGGTACGTATCGGCTACTGGAAATCGAAGATTTACCGGGAACGTACCAAACGGGAAATTATTGACGGTGCTTTCGGACGATGGCGCAATGCGGGACGACTGGATTATTGACGGTAAAAGAGGAAGGAGGTAAATAATGCCACAAGTTAGATTATGACTTCTATGTACCGAAATTGATAAGGGATATCTTAAAACGCAGGAAAAGCGTTTCGTCCTGAATGTTCGGAGAAGTACAAACAGAGAAAGAAACTTTAAGTACAAACAAGTCTATCTGGCCTATAACCAAGAGGCAAATGGACATTTGGATTAATAAAAGATGTAATGAAAAAGATCGTTTTTGAAAAAGACATTACGCTATATAAAGCCGATTGCCTTGAAGTAATGCCTCTTCTCCCAGAATCAAGTATTGATTTAGTTCTATGCGACCCACCTTTCGGAATTACAGCCTCGCAATGGGATAAGATAATACCATTCTCGAAAATGTGGGAGGAGATTAGAAGAGTGAGAAAGGATAATGCGCCTACGGCTTTATTTGGCAGCGAACCGTTCAGCAGCCTTTTACGCTGTGGCAATTTAGCCGAATTTAAATATGACTGGGTATGGGAAAAGTCAAAAGCAAGCAATTTCCTTCTTGCTAAAAAGCAACCTCTAAAAGCGCATGAGCTAATCAGTATCTTTTGTAACGGCAGAACTCCTTATTATCCAATCATGGAGGAAGGTGAGCCTTATGAGAATCGTACAAAGAGAGGAAGTAACTGGACAGGAGTAAACAAGGTACCAAATCCTACATTCAGAAATGAAAACAAAGGAACGAGATACCCACGAAGTGTGAAATATTTTAAAACTGCGGAATCAGAGGGCAAAACGATTCATGTTAATCAAAAACCAGTCGCATTGTTGAAATATCTGATAAAAACATACACGAAAGAGGGTGACACAGTCCTTGATTTTGCCTCTGGAAGCATGAGCACTGCAATCGCCTGTATTCATACGAATAGAAAATGTATTTGTATTGAAAAGGATGATATGCACTTCTTGCGGGGAGAGGAAAGGATTAGAAATGAATATAATATAAAAAGAAATGTGGAATAATCCTGGTGATTAACTGATTGAAGCACATTGAGTATTGAAAGATTAATAACAAATAACCGAAAGTAAATATGGACAGAATACTCTTACTCGTGACGGTTACAATAATTGCAACCACGGCGGCAAAGGCACAATCCGTGACCTATAACCACGATTCGCCGAAACAAAACCAAGTAACAGTAATGGAAACCGGTACGGGAGCACTCTCGCCCGACCTCTACTACTCCATACTGCACAACAAGTATAAGAAGTCGGCAGCAGTCAAGAACAAACTGTCGTTCCGCACACTGGCGGGCGTCCACCTATACAACCAAACGGACGAAGCTGAAGCCATCGACTCGGCATTGGTGAGCCGGGCAAAGATAGAAGCCTTGAACGTGGCTGACCGTCAAGCGGACATCGCATGGGTCGCTGAAGGCGATAAGGTCAACGGACAGATGGTACGGTTCAAACGAAACATAGACCGCATCTTGCCTGTCGGGGGGACACCGGAGGATAAAGACAGATGGACGGAATATTACCATATCTACCAGTGCGCCATTGATGCAACGAAAGATGCCTATATGCCCAACGCACAGCGGAAGAAAGAGTATCTGCGCATCTACGAGGATATAACTCGACAGAACGAAATCCTTGTCGGCTACCTTGCCAAACGGCAGAATACTACGATAACAAGTACGCTACTGAATGCTACCGCTGACCGTACTCTGGATAAGGAGAGTATTGTCCGCGATGCGGTGAACCGATGGCACGAATCGCGCTTTGCCGTGCGCGGCCCGCAATCAGGCAATAACACGGGTGGCAGCGGCGACGGAGATGAAACAGTAAACAAAGGGAACTGAAAAAACAAAAACGTATGGCAGACGGAAATATACTCTCGGATTTCGGTATTAATATCCTTGAAGAAGAAATAGACGATGTGATTTTTCAAACGAACGAGTTCCTGACTGATGCGACTTTTACCGGCTCGCAGGGACCGTTCTGGTGGATACTACAAATGTGCATGGCACTGGCTGCCCTGTTCGCTATTGTGATGGCAGCGGGAATGGCGTACAAGATGATGGTGAAACATGAGCCACTGGATGTGCTGAAGCTGTTCCGTCCTTTGACTGTTTCAATCATCCTCTGTTGGTGGTATCCGCCAGCAGACACGGGTATGGCTGGCAGTGGGAGCAGTTGGTGTTTCCTTGACTTCCTGTCTTACATCCCGAACTGCATCGGCTCGTACACGCATGACCTGTACGAGGCAGAAGCCACCCAAATAGCGGACAAATTCGAGGAAGTGCAGCAACTTATCCATGTACGTGACACGATGTACCAAAGCTTGCAAGCACAGGCAGATGTCGCTCACACGGGTACCTCCGACCCGAATCTGGTAGAAGCGACCATGGAACAAACCGGAGTGGACGAAGTGACGAAGATGGAGAAAGACGCAGCCGAACTGTGGTTTACCTCACTGACGGCAGGAGTCATCGTAGGTATCGACAAAATCATCATGCTTATCGCTCTGATTGTGTATCGTATCGGATGGTGGGCAACCATCTATTGCCAGCAAATCCTACTGGGCATGTTAACAATATTCGGACCTATACAATGGGCGTTCTCGCTGTTGCCCAAATGGGAAGGTGCATGGGCGAAGTGGCTTATAAGGTATCTGACAGTACATTTCTATGGTGCAATGCTCTACTTCGTCGGCTTCTATGTGCTACTGTTATTCGACATTGTACTGTGCATACAGGTAGAAAACCTGACGGCAATCACAGCAAGCGAACAGACAATGGCGGCCTACTTGCAAAACAGCTTCTTCTCCGCCGGCTACTTGATGGCGGCAAGTATCGTGGCACTGAAATGCCTAAACCTCGTGCCGGACTTGGCAGCATGGATGATACCTGAAGGCGACACGGCCTTCTCTACACGGAACTTTGGAGAAGGTGTGGCGCAGCAGGCCAAAATGACGGCTACGGGCGGTATCGGCTCGATGATGAGATAATGATAAACCTAATATTAAATATCCAAAAGATGAATGTACAACAGAAAATTGAGAAATGGTGCAGGAACGAGCGTTTCGTGCACTATGCAAATGAACGCATAAGCGAAGAACTCGTTTATGCACCTAACCACCGAATTGATCCGGAATATGAAGAACTGGACGAAGCCATTACATGGGACAACCGATATATTGTCCCTATGATGACTTACCTTACCTATCGTCTGCAACTGGTCAAATTGCAGAAAAATGCCAAGAATCGAAACCGCCGTGTCTGGTGGATATTCGTGCATGTAATCATGCGGGAAGATTACACACAGCTTTTTGACGGGAAGTTCGAAAAATTTCTGACGGAGTTGCATGATACAGTCATGACAATGTTACATGACGAATACACACGATTGTCTAACAAGAAAAAATAAAGGTATATGGTCATCAAACATTTGGAGAATAAAATCCGACTGGTGGGCATCATCTGCACTGCTTTTCTTGCAGGGTGTATCATCATCAGCGTATCAAGTATCTGGACTGCCCGGACAATGGTAACGGACGCGCAGAAAAAGGTGTATGTGCTGGACGGAAATGTACCTATACTCGTAACCCGCACGACGATGGACGAAACACTGGACGTGGAGGCCAAGAGCCACGTAGAAATGTTTCACCATTACTTTTTTACTCTCGCACCGGACGACAAATACATCCGCTATACGATGGAAAAAGCGATGTACCTGGTCGATGAGACGGGACTGGCACAGTACAATACCCTCAAGGAAAAGGGATTTTACTCCAATATATTGGGTACGAGCGCGGTGTTCTCGATATTCTGTGACAGTATCTCCTTTGACAAAAAGAATATGGAGTTCACCTACTATGGTCGGCAGCGAATCGAGCGCCGGAGTAATATCCTGATGCGCGAACTGGTTACGGCAGGGCAACTTAAACGTGTGCCGAGAACGGACAATAATCCGCATGGATTGCTCATAGTAAACTGGCGCACATTGCTGAACAAAGATATCGAGCAAAAAACAAAGAGTAACTATTAAATCACCAAAGATATGAATATCAAAGGATTCAAACGGATGTTGTTCGGCGAGAAGATGCCGGACAAAGATGACCCGCAGTACAAGGAACGCTACGAGCGAGAGGTGCAGGCCGGGCATAAATTCGCCAAGGCGACACGCATCGACCAAGCGGCGGCCAAGGTGCAGGGCTTTGCCAACGCACACCGGACGCTGTTTCTGGTCATCGTCTTTACATTCGTCATCGGAGCTTTCGTATGGAACGCCTACCGCTTGGTAACTGTGTACAGACACAGTCCGGCAAGTCGCACGGCGACGGAAATGCAGGATTCTGTGCTTCGGAAACGGCACAAGCTGTTGCAGGAAGTCGAAATAAGGGAACATAAAAACAGAGGGGACAAACCACAATAAAAGAATACTTATGAATACACGGCTTGAAAAATCAGTCCGTTCGTCAGACGAATGGTACACGCCAAAGGAGATACTGGACGCATTGGGCAAATTCGACCTTGACCCTTGCGCTCCCATCCGTCCGTTGTGGCCGACTGCCGAGGTCATGTATGACCAGAACATAGATGGGTTGTCCCAGATATGGGAAGGGCGTGTGTGGCTCAATCCTCCCTATTCGCGTCCTCTTATCGAGCTATTCGTCCGGAAATTGGCAGAACATGGCAACGGCATTGCATTATTATTCAACCGTTGCGATTCCAAAATGTTTCAGGACGTCATCTTCCCAAAAGCGACGGGAATGAAATTCCTACGCCACCGCATCCGATTCTACCGACCAGACGGAGCACGAGGTGACTCTCCCAGTCGCGGTAGCATCCTATTAGCTTTCGGAGAAGACAACGCAGAGATACTGAGAAATTGTGCCATTGAAGGCAAATATGTACAACTCAATTAAAAGATGTATAATGAAGATATTGGAGAAAATCAATTTTCGCCAGCCGAAATATATGCTTCCCGCCATCCTTTATTTCCCCCTGCTCGGCACGTCTTATTTCATCTTCGACCTGTTTCAGACAGAAACGATAGAAATACAAGACAAGGCGTTGCAGACGACGGAGTTCCTGAACCCCGAATTGCCGGGGGCACAGATCAAGGACGATGGCATAGGCAGCAAATACGAGAATATGGCGAAATCATGGGGTAAGATACAAGACTACTCCGCTGTAGATAACATAGACCGGGAAGAACCCGATAAAAACAAGGAAGAGTATGAATCGAAATACACGCAGGACGACATCGACCTGCTCACGGAAGAACAACAGGAAAAAGCTGCGGCAGCGGAAATTGCCTCTGCCAAGACACGAGAACAGGAAGCACTTGCCGAACTGGAAAAAGCACTCGCAGAGGCGAGACTGAGAGGGCAAAACGCGACTGTACCCCCGGCAGAAGCGGACACGGCCAACATTGCTCCACCACAAGGAGCAGCAGCCTCCGGAACCATCAACGAAGAGAGCCGGGCTGTGAAAACGCCATCAGCGGACGAACCGCCCAGCGAGGTGGTACGCAAGGTGAAGACAACCTCGGACTACTTTAACACACTGTCGAAGAATGTCCGTGAACCGAAACTCATCCAAGCCATCATTGACGAGAACATCAAAGCGGTGGACGGCTCGCGCGTGAGGTTGCGCCTGCTTGACGATGTGGAGATTGGCGAGTGTGTGATAGCAAGGGGAACATACCTGTACGCTACGGTAAGCGGATTCTCATCCGGGCGCGTGAAAGGTAATATCAGCAGCATCCTCGTGAATGACGAATTGGTGAAAGTGAGTCTCTCACTCTATGATACAGATGGCATGGAGGGGCTGTATGTGCCCAACAGCCAATTCCGGGAAACGAGCAAGGATGTAGCAAGCGGGGCAATGTCGGGCAATATGAACATGAGTATGGGAAGTACAACAGGAAACAGCCTTGCACAATGGGGGATGCAGGCGGTGAACAATGCCTACCAGAAAACAAGCAATGCCATTAGCAAAGCTATCAAGAAAAACAAAGTCAAGTTGAAATACGGAACTTTCGTGTATTTAGTGAACGGACAGGAAAAAAGGAATTAAAACGATGATGACATGGAAACAGATTTATCAGAATATCACAAAGGTACGGATGGGCTTTATTATGCGGACTATATAGCCCCAAATAAAGCCGAAACATTTATCGGAAAACTTGTGAGTACCGAATGGTGGCATCACAGAGGGCAGTTTGCCCTAATATGCAACTTCCGAACAGAAGACAGACGGAGGATTGCCTTATTCGCTTTTCAAAAACATACCGGTTTTTACGGACCAAGATACGGGAATGTTAATTTCAAAACAGTGGAGAAGGGCACTCTTTGGCAATGTGAAATCCAAATGACCCGGACGGGACGTTGTACTTGGGCGCGTGCCAGGCAGATAAAGAAATGAAGCGAAATAGGGAAAAGAAATCAATATAAATATTTTTAATCATGTGCCTATGAAATCTTCAAACTACTTAAAAAAATTATACGGGAATCCGACAGATGAAAAATATACACCGGGATATGGTGTATTACCCATTATCAAATATATACCCGAAGGCAAGATAGTCTGGTGTCCTTTCGATACGAAGCGCAGTGAGTTTGTGCAGAAATTCAAGGATGCCGGTTTCCATGTCGTGTATTCCCATATCTATAACGGACAGGATTTTTTCAACTATGAACCGTCCCAATGGGATATACTCGTATCCAATCCTCCTTTCAGCCGGAAGGTGGAAGTCTTTGAACGCTGTCTGAAACTCGGAAAACCATTCGCCTTGCTGATGTCCAACTATTGGCTGAACAACGTAGCACCCTGCCGACTTTTCCAGAATACTGATCTGGAATTACTCATGTTCGATAAACGTATTCAGTTCGGAAAAGGGAAAAACGTACCGTTCAACAGCAGCTATTTCTGCCATAAAATACTTCCGAAACAAATCATATTCGAACAGATAGATGTTACGGACAAATCTCCAAGTTGTATGCAGGATGACATCCCAGATAAGGCAAATATCAATTCGCAAGAGAATAAAGCAATCATGAATTTTCAATTATAACTCTGTATTTCAATGAAAAGGAATTTATTTGGCATTATGCTTCTATCAGGTATTTCCATTTTACCGAAAGCTAACGCACAAACTACCTACGAAGAAATGGAACAACTGACGGTAAACGAACAGATAACAACTGTCATCACTGCATCGGAACCGGTGCGTTTCGTGGATATTTCCACTGACAAGGTGGCGGGCGATCAGCCCATTGACAACATCATTCGCCTAAAGCCCAAGGAAAGCGGACACGAGGATGGTGAAATACTCGCCATCGTCACCATTGTGACGGAACGATACCGCACACAATACGCACTGATTTATACCACAAGGATGAAAGAGGCAGTAACAGATAAGGAGATATTGCTACAAGAGCGTAATGCGTACAACAATCCGGCAGTCTCAATGTCCACTGCCGACATGACACATCATGCACGGCGCATCTGGAACTCACCTGCAAAAATCCGCAACGTAGCTACCAAAGCACACCGCATGGTGATGCGTCTGAACAATATCTACTCGGTGGGTGACTACTTCTTCATAGACTTTTCCATCGAGAACAAGACGAACATCCGTTTTGACATTGATGAGATACGGATAAAGCTGACAGACAAGAAACTCGCCAAGGCAACCAACGCACAGACTATCGAACTGACACCTGCCCTGGTTCTGGAATCGGGCAAGACATTCAGACACGGCTATCGGAATGTGATTGTCGTGAAAAAGATGACCTTTCCCAATGACAAGCTACTGACCATCGAAATGACGGAGAAACAGATTAGTGGCCGTAACATCAGTCTGAACATCGACTATGAGGATATACTGGCGGCAGATTCGTTCCATGCAGATTTATTGGAGGAGGAATGACTATGAAAAAGACAATCATCGTGATAATTACCTGCGTGTGTATCGCTGCAAGTACAAATGCACAACAAGGTAGCGGACGCCTCTCGCTTGGCACAGGGCTACTCTACAAGAACGGCATGGATATAACGCTCGCCTACGAACACGAAATGAACTATCGCCATACGTGGGAGTTCTTCGTCAACGGCTATCTACAATGGGCAGAGTGCGCTTCGTGCGGGCATATCTGCCTGGAATCATTTTGGCGAAACTACCGCAGCTACGGTTTTGGCGTGGCCTACAAGCCGTGCATGACGCGGGGACGCAACCACTATGGCAGTCTGCGTATCGGAGCTTCAGCCGGAAGCGACATGAATAAGTTCCTCGGTGGCCTGCACTTCGGTTACGAACACAACTATGTGCTACGGGCCGGATGGACACTGTATTGGCAAGTGAAAAGCGATGTGATGATAAAAGGTGCGGACGTGCTGCGAGCAGGTGTCGTGCTGGGTGTGAAACTACCTATAAAATAGGGAAACAAAAAAGAAAGCAATATGATACGAAAGATACATTTGGTGGCAGCGGCAACGGCTGCCGTGCTTTGCACTGCCTGTGACACGCATATAGACGTACCCGATACAGCAGTTCGTCCAGGACATATCCTCTGCGAGGATGGAACAGCCTTGCCTTACGCACAATATGAACAATCGGGGAAAAAAGCGATAGCGGTTGTCTTCGATACCGAAAAACGCGGAGATACGGAGGGGGACGGTTATGCAGTTTACCTGTGGGACATTGCTCCACAGGCATTCGCCGACAGCCTCGGCATCGCACAAGGCACATCGGCTGACATCATGGCTTATGATGGCAATGAGAATACATTCGCACTGTATGATACACAAGAAACCGCTTCGCCAATGGCAGAAGCGGTTTTCGACCTATGGCGGTACGGGCAGAGTGCCTATGTACCGTCCGTGGCAGAGATGCGGCTGCTCTACACCATGCGAAAGATAATCAACCCTGTCATCGAACAATGTGGCGGTGAGCCGTTACCACTGGATGAAAACGACTGTTGGTACTGGACATCCACAGAAGTCGAAAAGCAACAGACAGCCAAGGCATGGCTCTATTCCATGGGGAGCGGCGCAATGCAGGAAACACCTAAAGTACAGGCGCACAAAGTACGCCCTATAATTACCATAAACGAATAAAAGATAGAAAGATATGAAAGATACGGATATATTTTTCAGCATAGCATTGATGATATTGGGAATTGTCCTCATGTATAAGTCCATGAAAGGTAATTCATGCCGACAAATACTGGCAAAACTCGCAGATTCCATAGCATCGGATAAAGAAGATATTAATTTTCAAATTAAAAGGTTCGGCTACCTTTTGGACGAAATGACTGCCGATAATGAAAAAAATTCAATCTTGAAGCGTCATGCCGACAGACTGGAGGAACTTGTCACGCAATTAGACCGCACACGAAACGAGCTTGAAACAAGTAATCTGTCAATGGCGGATATTAACGGAGAGTTGAAAAGAAGTAATGCCGAACTTGTAAAGAGAGCAACCCAATTACGCAATGAGATACAGCAAGACGAGCTTGTCATCCAAAAGATGCAAGAACGCCTTGATTCTCTCAAAAGAATCAAAGTGGGGCTTGAAATAGCCCTGAATAACATTCAGGCAGAAGAAGTACACTATCTCTCGGAACCGGTATTCAGTTTGGGTATTACCCCATCCATCAAAAGCCATCTTGAATCTCATGGAATATTATATATCGGAGACCTGATTCATCTTAACGAGCAATATCTCATGGAAATCTGGGGTATCGGTCCGGTAACACTTGATAAGATAAAAACAAAACTGAACGAGAATGGTGCATGGTTCGGTATGGATGTAATCAGAGTAGGTAATCATTGGTATCGTAGAAAACAAGGACTAATAACAGACTGACTTATGGAAGAAAGTAAGGAATTGCAAGGGTTCTATAAAATATTCCGCACAGTGGTATATGTGTCCGTGCTGCTGGAGTTCTTTGAATATGCCATTGACCCTGCAATGCTCGACCACTGGGGCGGCATACTGACCGACATTCACGGACGCATCAAACAATGGATGATTTACCACGACGGCAATCTTGTGTACAGCAAAATCGCAACGGTACTGCTTATCTGCATCACTTGTGTCGGAACGCGGAACAAGAAGCATCTGGAGTTCAACGCACGCCGGCAGGTGGTGTATCCATTGACGAGTGGGTTATTGCTGCTCGTACTCTCTGTATGGCTGTTCGGCCATACGATGGAAACAAGGCTTTATACCTTACCTCTGAATATCATTCTCTATATGATTGCCTCCATTGCTGGCGTAGTACTGGTACATATCGCATTAGACAACATTTCAAAGTTCATCAAGGAGGGACTGATGAAAGACCGTTTCAACTTCGAGAATGAAAGTTTTGAACAATGTGAAGAAAAAGTCGAGAATGAATACAGCGTAAATATCCCCATGCGATACTACTATAAGGGTAAATTCCGTAAGGGGTGGATTTCTGTAAGCAACTGCTTTCGAGGAACATGGGTAGTTGGAACACCGGGATCGGGTAAGACTTTCAGTATCATAGAGCCGTTTATCCGACAGCATTCGGCCAAAGGTTTCGCCATGGTGGTGTATGACTACAAGTTTCCTACATTGGCGACCAAGCTCTACTACCATTACAAGAAGAACGAGAAACTGGGCAGAGTACCCCAAGGGTGCAAGTTCAACATGATTAATTTTGTGGATGTGGAGTACAGCCGTCGGGTGAATCCAATTCAGGCAAAGTACATCAACAATCTTGCGGCGGCCAGCGAAACGGCGGAAACATTATTGGAAAGCCTACAAAAGGGTAAGAAAGAGGGAGGCGGCGGAAGCGACCAGTTCTTCCAAACCTCGGCGGTAAACTTCCTTGCCGCTTGTATCTACTTCTTCGTGAATTATGAACGTGAACCCTACGATGCCAACGGCAAGCCTCTATATGCGGAAAGACAGCAAGATCCGCAGACCAAATTCTGGAAACCGACAGGTATCGTGCGCGACCGTGAAGGCGGCAATATCGTGGAACCTGCCTACTGGCTGGGAAAGTATTCGGACATGCCACATATTCTGTCATTCTTGAATGAAAGTTATCAGACGATTTTCGAGGTACTGGAAACTGACAATGAGGTTGCTCCGCTGCTTGGTCCATTCCAGACAGCTTTCAAAAATAAGGCAATGGAACAATTGGAGGGTATGATTGGCACGTTACGTGTTTATACCTCGCGTCTGGCAACCAAAGAGAGCTACTGGATATTCCACCGGGATGGCGATGACTTCGACCTGAAGGTGAGTGACCCGAAGAATCCGAGTTACCTGCTGATTGCAAATGACCCGGAAATGGAATCCATCATCGGTGCATTGAACGCTCTTATCCTAAACCGTCTCGTTACCCGTGTGAATACCGGGCAGGGGAAAAATATTCCTGTGAGTATTATAGTGGACGAGTTACCGACACTTTACTTTCACAAAATAGACCGTCTGATAGGTACGGCGCGAAGCAATAAGGTGAGTGTAACGCTCGGCTTTCAGGAACTACCGCAACTGGAAGCCGATTATGGTAAGGTAGGTATGCAAAAGATCATTACGACGGTAGGTAATGTGGTAAGCGGCTCGGCACGTGCCAAAGAAACGCTGGAATGGTTGTCCAATGACATCTTCGGCAAGGTGGTCCAGGTCAAAAAAGGCGTGACTATTGACCGGGACAAAACAAGTATCAATCTCAATGAGAATATGGATAACCTTGTGCCTGCCTCGAAAATCTCGGATATGGCAACCGGATGGATATGCGGTCAGACGGCACGGGACTTTGTGAAGACGAAAACAGGTATGGGCGGTTCAATGAATATTCAAGAATCGGAAGAGTTCAAGACTACAAAGTTCTTCTGCAAAACAGATTTTGATATGGCAGAAATCAAGAAAGAAGAAGCGGCGTATGTGCCGCTGCCGAAGTTCTACACTTTCAAGTCGAGAGAGGAACGGGAGCGCATCCTATATAAAAACTTCGTACAAGTGGGGCAAGATGTGAAAGAGATGATAAAAGACGTTCAAAATAAGCGCAACGCGAAATAAAAATCCGGCTGTCTGACATATAATGTAAATAAAAACAACAAAAACAAAAACCGTCAGTACAATCGTACTGGCGGTTTACTACTAACTAATCTCTTCTTCTGGTTTATCAGGAGAGCTACCTGCTTAATAATTGGGTGAGTTGCTGATGGCAATTTTTTCGTATTCCTCTTTGTCAGTACCGCATTCAATTGCCCTGTCAATGACATCCCCTAACTCGTTGTAACAAACTTCTTCATTGACACACTCTGCATCTTTGCCTTTCAACAGATATACCTCATAATAGTCCGACCCATTAAGTGCAATAATGACGTATCCGGTGTGTAACAGTCCGTTTACTTTGATACGAAGTGCAGGCAGGTCTTTGAAGATGGTGGCTGCAAACTCTGCGATACCCCATGACATGAGGACGGGCATAGGGGTAAGTCCTATC